CAGAAACTTCAGGTTGAACTTCATTTTCCCCCCCTTGGGCTTGTTCAACAATTTCGGCCGCAGATACTTCCGCTTCAGACATAATTTTCTCCTAGTAGTGTGAATTTAAAGGTTTATTGCATTCCAGCGATTTGTTCAGCGATTGCAGGCGGCATTGCCCCAGGTTCAATTCCCGCTTCTGGCGGTGCTCCTTCCATCGGCGGAGCCCCCGGCGCAGGAGCCCCACCACCTGGTGCGGGAGCCCCCTCCATAGGTGCCATCGCTTGTTGGGTCGCTTGTTGTGCCATTTGTTGGGTCTGAATTACCCGAATTGCGTCATCCATGTACCGGCGGAGCAATTCAAGGCGCTCTTCCGGAACCTTGTCAATTTTTGCGCGTAAATAAGCCGACTGGACCCTTTGAATCGCAAATTCAAGATTAGAGAACGTCTCGGGGGGATGATAACGCCCCTTTTCAATCATTTCCTCAATCAAAAGGTCCACGTCGTCAATAAATGCAGTAGCCAACTGGTTTACAGCTTCTAAATCTGGATAATCGAGTAAAGCACGGGCCTCGGTGGGGTTTAAGAGCCCCGTTTGTGCCATCTCTTGAATCGTTTGTAACTTTGCGGCCGGAGTAGTTGATAATAGCGCAGTCGGATAAATCTGCATAACATACTGGTCTTCTTCAAGGTCAATCTCTCCCCATTTAATGCGTTCAATATACTTATCCCCGTGGCTAATCACCTCGTAAGTATTGCCCTGCTCTTCAATGTCCCGTGCGATGTCAATCATTTGACGGGCAGCTGTCAAAAATAAGTTCTCATACGCCTGAGCTACCAACATAAAGCGCTCGGATTGGATGTCGGAGAACTCCCGAATAGCTACCCCGGAGTCTAAACCAGCGGGCTTTTTAGCCTGTGCCGCCATCTCCGAAATTCCGGCAACCTCATAAGCACGGCCAAACAACCTGTCCAGGTGAGAAAATACCTCGCCGGTAGTCGTTCTAGGTACATGAAAGTCCGGTTTAGTCCCGGTATATTCAATTACACCCCAAACCTCGTTGTTAATATGGGCCTTGGAGATTTTAGAGCCCGTTTCGATGAAGACTTTGGGTGTTGCAAGGTGCATTTGCTCTTGAATGCGGTTCAGAAGCTTATTTATCTCGACTTGAACCCCTAAAAGCTGTTCAGCAAGTCCCTGACCCCAGAAACCGAGTAAATTCTCGGTCCAACGAATGAAAACGAATGGGAAGAAGTCTTTATCGTATGGTTCGTCTAATAAAGTGACATTATCTAAACAGATACAATGGCGGCCATCAGCGGAACCCTTTTTACTAGCCAAATGCCAAGCTTCCACGCACTCGACTTGATTTGACGTAACACTTTCACCGGAGTTATTCGTTTCAGCCTTTGAAGCATTTAGAATCTCCTTTTCGAACTCAGGATACGCAGCTAAGAGCACTTCACGAGATACAATCTTACGCTGGAACATTTGTCGAGGTTTTCCGTAGAAACTTTCAGCATCATCGGAAATTATCTCATTGGGAAACACGCGCTCCGCAACAATCCGCTCGCCGTCCTGATAAATCTTCATCACACCCGTACCGAACACGGTGGCGTCTAAAAACACCTTGGGAGCAGTCGTATAGATATCGGTGGCGTAGAATTGCCCGTTCACAAACTTATCAAGCAATTTAGCCTTACGCTTTACGGACCAGTCACCGCCGGAAGTCAGAAAAGTAACCTTGGGCCGGTTCTTCGCAATCTTACTCGTTACCGTCGTACACATCGAATGCACAAGATTCAGGGTAACGTCATCGGCCCGAGTACCCGAGCGCCGAGAATAGCTATCAGAATTCAACCCGCTAGCATTTACGTTCGAGAACAGGCGCAACCAACTGAGATTATCCTTCGCCCTATAGTTCTGGTCCTCGGCTAGTGTCGTAACCGCCGAAAACACATCATCGTGGATATCCTTGGCTTGCTCCCACCAAAATTCTTTAGGCTTGTACATTAGTTTTTGTCCTTATCGATGTAGTAATATGAGGTTTCGTCGGAGCCGGTGGAGTTTAACTCGGGGTACACGTTCATAGGCCCCCGGTCCTGGAATTCAACTTCGATTCCGCTATCAGTCATGACCAATCGCTTGACCCCGTTTTTACGCATAAACATAACCATCTCTACGATTTGGTCATCTAGTGCCGTATACTTTCCCACCATAGACTCCCTTCTCCATGCTCTAATTTGTCGAGTAGTTGCTTTTCGTGCCGGTCGCTTAAGCGCTTGTAATATTCCTCGGAACCAACCTCGGGCTCTACTTCTCTTGGTACACTCGCATAGTGCCGAGACTCACGCCAAGCGTATAGTGCCGCATCCGATAGGTGGTTTTCAAAGCGGTCGTCTTCTTTGGGCCGGTCTTCGTCCCACTGGAGCAGTCGCCACTCGTCCAAAACGCTACAGCCTTCTAAGACTTTTATTCTACTCGCCGATAAATCCGAGTTCATTAATTCAATGTAACTCAGCTTATTCCGTTTCTCCGCAGCTCGTATTGCTAAACCGTGACGATAACGAAACTCTTCTACGATGCTCTTTCCTAAACCGCCTGTATCTGCAACCATTACGCGAAAGTCATATTCCCGGTCGTACTGCTTAATCTTCTCGGCAATATCAGAGGGTAGCATTTTGCTACTCTTGTAATCCTCCACGATGTAGAAATCTGGCAAGTCCTCACAAAAAGCCCCAATAATAAAGGCTGTAGCGTCCTCGTAACCTAAATCCACCCCAAGGATATAATGCCAGTCATGCTCATCCCACGGCAAAGTGTTCACAACATTCCGGTCTTCGTTGAACTGATAAACTAATGAGTCAAAGCTTCTAATCCACCGCCCACGCCACTCACGCAAATAAATAGGATTCTCGTCAGTCCAACCCTTTTGCTTCATGCGCCTATCGAGCCACTCTTTAGCATGGGGAATGTACGGGTTCTCAAGAATCGTCCAATGGTGGTTACTGTACCCAAAATCAGATTCCGTTGTCGCACGATAGAACAGACCGGAACACGCAGCAGATGGCGTACCAATCATAGCCAGTGTCCCATTATGGTCTACGAGTGCGGGTTCAAGTACTTCCTCAACAAGCGCATCCATGTGCGCCCCAAAACTGGCTGCTTCGTCAAGAACAACAAGACGGTAAGTAGAACCCCGTAACTTATCGATGTCAGCTTCATCATTCGCCCCCGTTAAGATAACCTGAGCGCCGTTCGGCAATGTCGCCACCAACTCAGAGTTATTAAACTTAATCCCCAACATATATTTTCTGTTCGCCCGTTTCATCTCCTGCCACATCAGTCGCTTCGCACTACGCCGAGACAAACCAATATAAGCACACAGGCTATCGGGATGCTTTGTCGCAGTTTCGATCAGATAGTAGCAGCAAGCGTAGGTCTTGCCTGAACGGCGAGAACACAGCGCTGTCTTAAAATGAGACGGGTCGTCTATAAATTTTCGCTGGTATTCAAATAAATCTTCTTTCCAACGAAAAGTTCTCTCGGGCAATGACTCATCATCGATTTGGGGAGTGTCGCCAAACCGTTTGATGTATTCGCGGATAACCGCTCTTGCGTCATGCTCTTTGGTCATTACATCCCGCCCGAAAGCATGTTCCAAGCAAGCGCCGCCACTGCCGGAACTTGCCCATTTCCAAGGGTCTTAAGTCGGTCCACTCGATGGGCCACCCCATCAGCCACCCGACCCACGTTGGGTTCAATCGCCCACCATTCGTGCGTTCCTGCATTGCTTCCGACAGATTCGCAGTCCCGTTCGCCATTCTCTGACTTGTGCTCGCCGTTTTTCTTATGTGGCCCTTGCAGTCGCTGGCTCTCGGAGTCGGCCAGCGATTGTGCAGTGCCATTGTGTGAAGGCTTGGGGTTCCCGCCGTCTTGAATGTGGTCCCGTCGCCGCGCTTGCCGTTGTTGGTGGTCCCGTACCGGTTCGCTGTTGGGGTTGGTAGCGACAACCCAAATCCTATCCCGCTTGTGGGGCGCTCCAACGTGATGCGCTCCAAGCACTCCCCATTTTGCATCGTACCCCATCTCGGCCAAGTCCCCGAGAACACATCCAAGCCCTCGACTAGTGAGCATTGGCGAGTTCTCCACGAAGACGTATTGGGGTCGTACTTCACGAATGACCCTGGCCATTTCCAACCAGAGCCCGCTTTGCTCCCCTTCGATTCCTGCGCCCTTTCCGGCTGCACTAATATCTTGGCAGGGGAACCCCCCACTAACGACGTCAACGGCTCCTCTCCAGGGGGTTCCGTCGAAGGTTGTAATGTCGTCCCAGATGGGGAAGGGTTCAAGGATTCCATCTCGCTGACGGGCAAGGAGGACTTTTCGAGCGTAGGGATTAATCTCGACAGCGCAAACGGTGCGCCATCCAAGGAGTTTCCCTCCCAAGATTCCTCCTCCCCCTCCTGCAAAAAGTGCCAACTCACGCAACCTACCCCTCCACCTTCGTTACGGGAGTAACCCAGCCGATCTTCTCAGCCCGTGTCTGCATGTAAGTTACTGAATCCTTACCGTACAGGTTTAGGGAGAAATCAGGCTCATTAGATGGGTCCTCTTGGCAACCGTGACACACAAAATTCACTTTTATGCGCCAATCGTAATAATCGTTGCCATCCCCCTCCGTTTTTATGCTTAAAACGCTGGAATTTATATTTTTGGATTTGCAAAGAGGACAACCGATAATACCGTCAGTGTCGTTAAGCATGAATGGTGCTTCTATTTCCATCTCACCCCTCCGCCTTAGCTAGGGTGTCAACCTTGGTCACAATAGGCGTGGACTTTCGTGGGCGGCCTCGGCGTTTCTTTACTGTAGGCGCTGCTTGACCAAATGTATATCCGGCCGCAATCGGGTCAGGGCGAAACCAGGAAACCGAGGTTAACGGAATAATAAAGGCCCCTTTCTCCCGGTGGATAATCTCAATCATATTATTGTTGAGGTGCATCTCAAATTCCTGGTGCTGCTTTAACTCCGTATTAATAAACGTATTGTTCAGCAGTGGCTTTGCGTTAGCCGTCAGTTGCAGTGCTATTACGCGCATTATAAATCTCCTCCATGTGTGCCAACCCACCCTCTTGTTGAAGATGGGGGATGTGTAAAAAGTTGTATTTCCCCTTTAAGTCCTTACAAATATACCCCTTGTGGGAAATCACAATCGGTTCGCCTTGTCGATAATCGAACGCATTTAGCAGCGTCCTAGCCAATCCAAACTTTCGGAACGGCGCTTTCGTATAGCAATAATGGACAATTAGGAATTTTGGAATCCTCTGACCGCATAACCAGGCAAGCACTTGGTCAGGGTCATCCTCCATGCAAGCCACCAGGGTAATCCCGCTCTCAAGCAACCGGCTAACCACTTCCCGGTGCATCTCGTAAATCGTGAACTTCGGCTGGTCCTTGTTCTGGGCCGCGTAGCTTTTTAGCCAGCTAGAATAGATGAAGCTCGCATCCCCCTCATCAGCCTGGCGCACCCGGATAGGTAAACGCTTGGAATCCCGAATTGGGTTGAACTTAGGAGACGCCTCCGTCACCCCATCCCGCAACCTGCTCGGAGCAAGGTATTTTTCGGCGTCTTCGTGTAGTCTGCTCATTCCTTCACCGAATCCAGGTTGGTTTTTAGTCTTTTGAACGCCTTATCGGCCAAATCCTGCAATTTCTCGTCAGGCATGTATTCCAACTCGTTTTGCTCCCGAATACCCATTTCTAGCTGCGCTAACTGGCAAAGTGACCGCGTAAGGGTTCCCAAATGCCTAGATTGGAAGTTATCGAGCCCCGAGGACTGCGAACTCCGCATTAATCGCCGCATTTCACTATCAATCACCGAATATGTGTTGGTCATTATCCCATGGAGCGAAGGAAGGAAGCTCACATCCAATTGGGAGATGGCGGTCTTATTTACTTCAACCGTAGCGCCCTCAGCAGCAATAAGTTCATCAGCTTGTTCAAGGATTTCTTTACGGGCGAACTTGGAGGGCTTTGAGGTTAGCGCCTCATCGTATTTTACAGCCAATTTCTTGGCATCGAAAATCTTCTTGGCCATAAGGCCCCCAAAATAGGTGCATGACGCCTAAACGTCTATCATTAATCGCTTGTAGGGAAGTGTATGCCTAAACTCTGACACAATGCAAAAATCACGCATTAATTAGGCGAGGAATTAGGTTTTAATTAGGTTAATTAGGTGTCACCGGTGTCACCAGTATAAACCCCCCAAAGTAGCGCCAGATAATACCGGCATTTGTGTATTAGTCGTCTGTGCGATTAGCGGCCAAAGCCTATTGGCGGGGGTACTTACGGTCGGCGATACTATCATCT